TGCCGCAGAACCGGTACGTGCGCTTCAACGCCGACGCGCTGCTGAAAACCGACCTGCAGACCCGGACGAACATCTACCAGACCCAGCGGAACATGGGCCTGCGCACCGTCGATGAGATCCGCGACCTGGAAGACCTGGAGCCGCTGCCGGACGGCGTCGGCACCGAGACGATGCCGCTGGCCATGCTGGAGCGGATGGCGTCCACCACCCGCGTCATCCCCACCTCGATGCTGCCCAGCCTCTCGCTGGAGATGGAGCTGGCTGCCAAGCTGCTGGAGGACCTGGCCGCCAAGGGCCTGGCCGCGTCCGACGACCCGGCCAAGCCGCCGGTGGTCGGCCCCGAGCAGTACCTGGGCCGCCAGGTCTCCTCCATCCGGTCCGCCGGGGTCGAGAGCCAGCGTGACATCAGCCTGATCCTGGACTTCCTCGCGCACCGCAGGGCTGCCGCGGCGCACGGGCGGCCCGAGCCGGAGTTCGTCGGGGCGTGGATCCCGAACCCGCGCGAACTGGTCCTGAGCGGCGTCAACGGTCACAACGGCAGCAACGGTCACAACGGGGACGGCCGCTGATGACGGCACTTCCCCGTCCACGGGCACGACGTGTAACCGGTCCAGATCTTCTCAGCAGAAGTGTTGGTCCAGTGAGAGCTGGCCTGTTCAAGGAAGGTTATTCGAATGGCTGAACTCAGCTCCGCAGCGATCAACGAGCTTCCCGATGCTGCTTTTGCTTTCATTGAGCCGGGAGGTGCGAAAGACGCGGCCGGGAAGACGGTACCGCGGAGCAAGCGGCACTTCCCCGTGCATGACGAGGCACACACCCGGAACGCCCTGTCACGGGCGCCGCAGAGCCCGTTCGGCAAGCAGGCCATGCCGAAGATCATGGCAGCCGCGCGCAAGCACGGGATCAAGGTCAACGCTGACCAGCGGGACGCGTTCGGCCTGAACCCGGACCCGGAGGGCCTGCCCGAGCGCCGGTTCACCAAGTTCCCGCCGGAGATCCGCAGCCAGGACAACAAGGCGACGACGATCTTCGGGTACGCCGCGGCGTTCGGCAAGCTGTCCCGCAAGCTCGGCGGCTTCGTGGAGCAGGTCGACCCGGCCGCGTTCACCGAGATGAAGACCCAGGGCTGGCCAGACGTAGTTTGTCGATATAATCATCGAGACGACTGGCTGCTGGGCACGACCTACGCCCGCACCCTGCGGCTGGCCACCGACGACATCGGCCTGGTCTACGAGGTGGAGCCGCCGCAGGCCCGCGCCGACGTGCTGGAGTACGTGCAGCGCGGCGACGTCCGGCACAGCAGCTTCGCTTTCCGGGTGTTCCCGGGCGGCGACGACTGGGGTCTTTCGGAATTCAACTACCCGATGCGCACCCTCCTGCAAGTCCAGCTGGTCGACGTCGCGCCGGTCCTGGATCCGGCGTACCCCGATGCCACGGCCGGCGCCCGCGCGATGAACGGCGCGGTCGAGTCGCTGGCCAACTGGGTGCAGGCCGACGTGGAGGAGGTCCGCTCCCGCGTCGACTCCGGGCGGGTCATGGAGTTCTTCAAGCGCTCCGACGGCGGCGGCAGCAGCAAGCCGAAGGACCCGAGCGAGCGGACCAGGCCCAAGCCGAAGCCGGCGCTGACCGGGAACCAGGCGCTGCTGGCCCTGCAGAACAATATGGAAGACCCTTACGCGGACGAGGAGTAACCAGGTCCGCATGCCATAACCGAATATATCTGCTGAGGCCGTAGCCGCGGGTAGGCCGCGCACGGACGGAGCCAGTGCAGATGCCCACACGAAAGGGGAAACATCGTGGCATCTGAAGTCGCCAAGCGGCTCCGAGACCGGCGCATGAACGTCTGGACCGAGGCCAAGGGCATCGCCGAGAGCGCGGCCACCGAGAACCGCGCCCTGTCCGATGAGGAGCAGGGCCGGTGGGACGCGCTCCAGGAGGAGATGCAGAAGCTGGACGTCAGGATCCGCGCGGTCCTGGACACCGAGAAGCGCGCCAAGGACGCGGACGACGCGTTCGACGCCCTGTCCGGCCGCAAGCCCGAACAGGGCCAGGCGGCCCGTACCGCGGGCGGCGGCGAGATGCTGCAGGAGATCCGCAAGTGGGCCCGCGGCGAGGAAGGCTCGTCCCGCGCGCTGGAGATCCGCCGCGATCCGGGCCTCGGGCCGATCAACTACCGGGTGCTGACCACCGCAGGCCAGAACACGGGAACGAACGCGTCTTCGATCATCCCGACCGACTTCTACGACATGCTGATCGCGCATCTGATTGAGGTCTCCGGGGTCATGCAATGCGGCCCCACGGTCCTCAACACCGGCGGCGGCGAGACGCTGCAGGTGCCGAAGACAACGTCGCACTCGACCGCGGCGTCCGCCTCCCAGGCAGGCAGCCTGCCCACTTCCGATCCTGCGTTCTCCATGCAGCCTCTTTCCGCGTACAAGTACGGGATTCTGTTGCAATGCGCGCGGGAGCTCATTGACGACACGGCCGTTGACCTGCTCGGATATCTTGCCATGCAAGCCGGGCGGGCGCTCGGCAACGCGTTCGGCAACGACCTGGTGAACGGATCCGGTACCGCGCAGCCCGCGGGCATCGTCACCACCGCCACCACCGGCGTGACCGGCTCGGTGACCGGCGTGTCCGGCGCCCCGAGCTACGCGAACCTGGTCGACCTCGAATACTCGGTGATCGCCCCCTACCGTCAGAGCAGGTCCTGCTACTGGCTGGCGGCGGACAAGACCATCGGGTCGTTCCGCAAGATCACCGACACCGTCGGACGCCCGATCTGGGAGCCGTCCGCGGTCCTGGGCAGCCCTGACCTGCTGCTCGGGAAGCCGCTGGTCGCCGATCCGTTCATGCCGCAGCTGGCCACCAGCGCCAAGGCGATCGCCTTCGGTGACTTCAGCCAGTTCTTCGTGAGGCTGGTCGGCGGGGTCCGGTTCGAGCGGTCCGACGACTTCGCCTTCGGCTCCGACCTGGTGACCTTCCGGGCCATCCTGCGCGGCGACGGCACCCTGGTCGACCGCACCGGCGCCATTAAGCTCTTTGTAGGGGCTTCTAGCTGACCTTTTTCGAACAAAATCGTAAAAGGTTACCAGTCCCCGGCCCGCGCGGCAATGGCCTGCGGCGCGGGCCGGGGGGCACCAGGAAGGGAGAGGCCGGCGTGCGCGTGCGGATGATCTACTACATCTCCGGGGGCCGTCATGACGGCCGGGAGTGGCCGCAGCCGGGCGTGCCGATCGAGGTCCCTGACTGGGAGGGCGAAGACCTGGTCCGCGGCGGTCACGCCGTCCTGGCCGCCCCGGACGGCCCGGCTCCGCAGCCGCTGCCAGGCAAGCCCCCGGTACCTTCCGGGGCGGAGCAGAGCGATGAGACGGCCGCCGGGCCGGCTGCGCAGGCCACGCAGCCGGATGGCGCCGCCGGGCGGGTGGCGGAGGCCGATGCGCAGGCCGCGAGAGCCCCGGCCGGGAACGAGGCAGACGGGATCCCGGGTGAGCCCGCGGAACTGGCGGCGGAGCCGGATGTGGTCGCTGCCGATCCCTCCGCGGCGGTTCCCGGGCCGTCTGCCGCCAAGCAGGCCTGGATCGAGTACGCCGTGACCCGGGGTGCCCAGCCCCAGGAGGCGGCGGGCATGACCAAGGCCGACCTGATGAGCCGGTACGGCGGGCGGCTGTGACCGGCCGCCGGAGCTCGCTGGCCAGCCCGGCCCCTGGCACGGGGCTATCCTGAACAAGAGAACACCCGCCCGCGGCCTACGGGAGCCGGGCTCCAGCAGAGGAGCCAGGCATGACCACACCCCCCGCGTACGGCAGCCCGAATGCGCGGTCCGGCAGGAGCGACCGGCCCCGGTCCGGGACCGCCGTCTCCGGTGATCCCACCAACGAGCCCGGCCAGTACCCGCCGCTCAGCTACGCCGACGCGATCTTCGGCGGGACGCTGCCGGACGGGACCGGCGCGCCCGGCACGGCCGGAGGCGGCGGCGCCGGGACCGACACGACCGCGGAGGCAGGCCAGCTGTCCGACAGCTTCACCGGCCTGGCCGAGTCCGACATCGACTCGACCGGCGCGCCCGGCACGGCCGGGTCAGGGCTGCGGGGCGGGGCCGGCTCGGACGCGGTGTCCTACACCAAAGAGGGCTCGTTCGATGACGGCTACTGGGACTCCGCCGACGTGCGCGGGGATGTCGGCGGCCCGAAGGACTGGACCCAGGCCAACTCCGCCGGCTACGGCGCGGCCGGCCCCAAGCTGCCCGGCATGGCCGAGCCGACCCCGGACGCGGGCCCGTACCAGCCGCGTTCCGGCGGCAAGGTCCTGCGCGGCGGCCGGGCGATCAACCCGTAACCGCGAGGCAGGAATGCCGGTCTCAGCCGAGACGAAGGATGTCGGTGCGGATCAGGCCGTCCTGATCTGCACGGTGCCCCAGGCCGGCGTGCTGGTGAAGAATTCCGGTGGCATCCGGGTATTCCTCGGCGGGCCTGGCGTCACGGCTGACGGCGAGGCGGCCGGCTACCCGCTCGACCCGGGCGAGTCCCAGGTGTTCACCGCGGCTGCCCCGCATGAGTCGCCGGCGGTGCCCGCGCCGGCCGATGACATGGCCCCGCCGCAGCTGTACGGCCGGGCCGCGGACGGGACCGCCAGGGTGGCCTGGATCGCAGCGGGATGAGGAGGACATGATGGCCGGCTTCGAATGGGAGAACGGCGGCAGCTACCAGGACCTGTCCGGCATGCCGCTGGCTAAGAACTCGATGTGGCCGACCAGCCAGGCGGCCGGCAACCGGCAGGCCAAGCCTGACAACGCTATGACCGCGCCGGGCTCCAACCCGGTCGACCGGGAGCTGAAGGACAGCGACATGGCCGACCCGGAGGTCGACGTCGGCCAGGCGATCCCCCCGGCCACGTCCGGCAAGCCGCAGGCCAGCACCCAGGCCGGCCCCGTGCCCCGCTCCCGCGCCGCGTGGGGCAAGGTCACGGTCCCGGACGTCCTGCGGGAGAAGCTGCCATGACCCCCGACGGCGGCGCGACCGCGACCGCTATGCACACCCCCACCAGGGAGACACGCCATGCCTGACGCCCCCAGCCCGATCACCTCCACCCCCCGCGTGCCCGGCCAGCCGTACGACGCGTCGGTCCCGGGTGCCGCCCAGCCGTCCCAGTCGGGGATGGAGCAGGTCTACGACGCGGCCGGCGGCGCGCACGCCGCGGACCCGTGGCCGAAGGTCCAGGACGGCGGCGCCGCCAGCATGGCCACCGGCGAGGTCAGCGGCGGCTGGCCTTCCAACGGCGCCAGCAGCGACGGCGGCTGGAAGCAGACCTGACGTGAGCACGCACCTGCTCGCGGTGCAGTACCTGGCCACCGGGTTCTCTGTTTCCGGCGTGCACGGATTCCTGATCCTGATCGCGTTCATCCTGCTTCTCGTGGCAGCGATTATCGCCTGGGTCATCGCGCCCCGGGCGATCTGGGCTACGTTCGTGGCCGCCGCGCTCGCCCTGTTCATGCTCGCCCAGCTGATCACCGGCTAGCGGTGCGGACCCGGGACCGCCGGGCACAGGCCGGGGTCCCGGGCTCGCCCACGCAGCTGTCGGGTGCCCGCCGGCTGGCCCGGTGGCGGCAGCGGCTGGCGGCGTGGCCGGGCCGGCCGCACCCCGTGGTGATCGGCGTCGCCGCGGTCATCGTCACGGCCGCGCTCACCGCGGCGCTGGCTAAGTACCTGTCCGGCGCCCCGCCGCTGCCCGTGCTGCCGCCCCCGCCGGTCCCGGCCGTGAGTCATGAGAAGGCGTCCGTCCCGCCCCCGCACCGGGTGTTCAGCACGGTCCCGGCAGCCGTCCCGCTGCTGCCCGCGCTGTCCCCGGTGCCGCGCAGCACGCCAGCGATCCCGGTGCGGTCCCCGGCCGGGAGCCCGCGGCCGGCGGTGACGGTGACACCGGTCCCGTCCGCGCCGGGCGCCCCCGGGCCGTCCGGGTCAGCTGCCCCCGCCCCTGCGACGTCCGCCCCGGCCAGCCAGCCCGTGACGGTACCCCCGGGCCCTGCGCCGTCCGCGGTCCTGAGCCCGCCCGTGACGCCGGCGGCCAGCCCGGCGCCGTCTTCCGCCAGCCCCGCGCCGTCCCTGCTCGTCACGCCGCCATCTGCCGGCTTTTCTGGCTTACGATGGCTCCAGAGTAAGACAGCGCCCGCGGCCGTCTCCGGCGGAGCCGGGTCCCCGTTTAACGACAGGGAGCCCGGCATGAAGATCCTGGTGGCCGTCGGGGCAGGCAGGTGACCCTCGGCCTGCTCGTGCCTACCCGGGAGCGGCCGGCGAACGCCGCCAGGCTAGCCCGGGCGGTCACCGCCACGGCCAGCCCCGGGTTCACCACCCTGATCTTCGTGATCGATCACGATGACCCGCTGATGAAGGAATACGTCAGCGCGCTGCGGGGGGCCGGCGGGAGCACGAAGCTCATGGTCACCGACCCGGGCGGCCCGGAGCGGATGGGACCGGTGCTCAACTGGGCCGCTGCCCGCCGGGCTCAGGATCACGACTTCCTCGGGTTCATGGGCGATGATCACCTGCCCGTCACGGCGCGCTGGGACGAGCGGCTGTGCGCCGCGGCCGGGACCCCGGGGCCGGGCGTCGCCTACGGGAACGACCTGCACCAGAGCGCCGCGCTGCCCACCGCCGTGATCATGTCAGCCGTCCTGGTCCGCGCCCTGGGCTACATGAGCCCGCCGCCGCTGATCCACCTGTGGATCGATAACTTCTGGCGCGAGCTGGGCGAGGCCACCCACCTGGAATACCTGCCCGACGTGATTGTCGAGCATCTGCATCCTGCTGCGGCCAAGGCCCCGATGGATGCAAGCTATACCGGGTCCGGCTGCAACCCGGAGCTGATGGCTGATGACGGCTGGCGCTGGCGGCAGTGGCGCCGGGAGATCTGGCCGGGCGACCTGACCCGGCTGAGGGAAGCCCTGGCATGACCGAGTGGAAGCTGTTCAGCGGGGAGCCGCCGGAGTGGACCACGGCGGCGTGGTACGCCGGCCGGGAACGAGCCCCGCACCTGGAGCAGGACGGGCACCGGGGCCGGCTGCTGCTGGCCGCTGAGATGACCGCGCGCATGGCAGCCAGGTTCCCGGGCGGCGTGACAGACCTCGGCTGCGGTGACGGCGGCCTGCTGTCCCTGCTGCCGCCCGGCTGCCCGGCCTGGGGGTATGACCTGAGCCCGGCAGCCGTATCCGCGGCCGTGCACGAGCGGCACGTGGACGCCCGGCTGGGCGATGCCGTAACCGGTGACATCAGCTGGGCGCCGGTCGCCGTGGCCACCGAGATGCTGGAGCACCTGGCCGACCCGCACGCCTTCGTCCGCGAGATCGGCCGCCGCTGCCGTGC